AAGTAAGGTTTTATGAGTTTACAATCAGGTTCACCTATGTCTGCTCCAACTTCTTCAACCTGACTAATAATTACATTATCTACATCTAAAAGCAAACACTTAATTACTTTGTCCATCTATTTTCTCCTGATACATTTTTACAATAGAGTCTATTGGATTTACTATAGTTATAACCCATTCTTTTGGAATAGTCATCATTTTGTCCTCAGTTAAAAGTATCCAAGGAGAAAGTGTAATTTCTACATTTCTCTCCTCATCAACATTTTCAGTCAAAACAAGTGGTTTATTTGCTGATACTTTATGTGGTAGTGTAAGAAGATAACCATAGACTTTATCAACCATAGGAACATCATCTTTTCGACGAAGTTCTTTTGTGTCCGCAAGAACTTGCTCTCCAGATTTTAATAGTAATAACTTAACAGACATATTTACATTACGATAGTATTATTATACCAATAAAAAAAGGGATCGTCAAGATCCCCAAGTTCCATCTCGAACTCAAATATATTTAGAGGTAGTTCTTACGAGCATGATGTTCTGGTACTACTTTACCCAACTTGACGGTAAGAAGTCCATCTTTGAATTGAACCTCTCTGACTTCAACATCGTCTGATAAAGTCCAGGCTCTCTCGAAAGATCTTTGAGCCAATCCCTGATGGACATACTCGGATCCTGTCTCTTTAGTTTCTTTGGATCCTTCGACAATAAGTTTTCCATATTCAGTGTAAACCTTTAATTCTTTTTTACTGAATCCTGCTAGAGCGATCTCAAGCACCGACTCAACATTATTTACATGAATAAGATTATAGGGTGGATAATTTGTTGTGGTTTCATAAGAATTGAAAAAACGATCTAGGTAATCGTCCATACCGATTCCATTCTTAGAAATAATCTTCATTAACTCTGGAAGATTAGCAGTGTGATACTTTTGTAAGTTCATAGTTCTCCTTAAATAAGCGAGTGTAAATTGTGTCCCCGAAGGCGACATTACTATTTAAGCACAAACCATAAAAAAAGGCAGTGGTAATAACCACACACCTTCATAATTATTCAATTAGGAATAATAAAGAGGGAGGTTGGATTCCTGTGTACCAACAAATAACGGGCATTACTACAGTAAGTAAATACGTCATTGCCTGAGACCCGATTGGTTGATCGGTTCTACCCTTGCGAGCAGCAGCACCACCTGTGTCTCATCACCTTAACCAGCGGTTGCCAGTAAGTTTATTCAGTCACTCCCATGTTGCGTCCAACAAATATAGTATAGCATAAAAAAAGGAGGTGTCAAGCCTCCTCATCTGTTTTCTTCTTTTTTGATCCTATATTGTACTTAGTCTCTAAAATCCAGTCTCCTTTATCACGATACGCTAACACTTTAATTTGATTAAGGGGTGCTATATCTTTTATCTGATCTGTATTTAATACCTCTACCAATCCCCAATCTGATAATAATTGTGCTATTCTATTTCTTCTCTGCACATCATTTGATGTTAGATTAGCATGCTTACCATCAAGTGCAAACAATTCTTTGAAGTGAACTAAGAAATACCTACCTTGCTTATGTAAGATGTGACAGGATTGATAGATCTTTTTCTCCTTCCTTGACGCTACTCCAATACGAGTGAGTGTCTCACGGACTTTCAAAAAATCATCAGGTTCATTAAGACTTATCTCAACCATCTGATCAGATGACCACTTGATCTCTGATTCGGTAACAACACTCATTTCGATCCCCCAGTTTCAAATTTAGATTTTATAAAATTAAGTTGTTCTTTGGAAAGAAGTTTCAAAGCTTGTTTTGCCTTTTCATTACTATAGTCATAGTAACGTTTCACATAATCAAGATCTTTAATCTCATCTTTACGGAGCCAAGGAGAGAATCTCTTTTTAACTCTGAGGATATTTATAAAAAAGTCATATTGCATCTTCTTTGGTAAGAAGTTATACTTATTCATTTCGTTTGCATACATCACAGCATCAAGATGTCCTGAGTAGCAACGATTGATTATATATGGTGGATAGTCTTTTTCTAAATCAGGATCTTCATCAATAAGGTTCTTCTTAGTCTGATTAATAGAATTTAACCAGTCTTTAAGTTCAGTCATCTCTTTTAGTTATTCTCCACTTATCCTCAAGTGTTTTATTTTTTACTATTATACGATTGTTTTCATAGTCTGCAACAAACTCTAAGATATCTTCATTACCCCACATAAGTTCTTCATATAGAGCGTTCAGTTTACCCATGTCGATATACAACTGATCTGGTACCTCATCGTTCATGTTGTTAACCCTGCCTTTGTAAGTTTATCATTGTTGTAACACTCTCCGTAACTAAACTTTATCTTTGCCCTTGGTTTTGGTTTGTAGTTAAGTAGAAGAAGTTCCTTTCTGGACTTTTGATCCTTCATATATTTACCCACTGATCTCATTGTATATGTGAGATCATACTCTGCTGCTGCCCAACCATTGAATCTTTCTAAGATTAGTTGATCTGAATTATAACTTACCATCATATCTGTAGACATAATACAGCACTGCTTTGCAAATCTATCATGATCAAATCTTTTATGAAGAGATCCTTTATTACCATACAAGTTATCTTTGATATCATATGGTGGATCAAGATACATGAATATACCAGAACGTAGTTCGTTGAACATCAAAGTATCATATGAATCATTAGTGATCCTCCACTTCTTGATAAGTTTAGAATACTCAGGTAATTTTTCAATACCCTTCAAAGAAAAGTTAGAGTCACTTGCCTGTTCAGAAAATGATGATGCCTCTGTAAGTCCACTGAATGAACATTTATTTACAATGTAAAATGCAACAGCACGTTCAACACTAGTATATTCATGATCGTTAATTAGTTCTTTTGCCTCAGTAAAAAGTTTCCTAGCACTCTCTCTATCAGGGTGCTTTACTTTCTGCTCAATGAGAGCATCAGTTAGACTAAGACCTTCTGCTTGAAGAACCTGCCAGAAGTTTACAAGTGGTTCATACAAATCATTCACCCATATCTTTAGTCTTGGATATGTCTTTGTAATATGGATTGCTACACTACCACCACCTAGAAATGGTTCTCTATATTCTTTATACTTACTAAAGTCGGGAAAGTATTGATCCATCTTAGTAGATGCTTTTGACTTTCCGCCAGGATATCTTAGTGGTGTTTTAATTAATTTTAGTGACATCTTAATCTATTGACTCCCAGATAATGTAATCATCAGGATCTATCATCATCTTGTAAGGTGATTGACCTGTGCGTCTTCTATCTAATTCATCCCATTCCATTTGAATTTCAATAAGTTCAGTGAGGTCTTTTACAGAATTAGACATTGATTGATAACCTGCACCAACAAAGATTTGTCCAGCCATAACAGCAACAGTGCAAGCACCCCAGAACAAATAGTATTGATAGGATTTAATTTGTGCCTTAGTTTTAGCGAAATTTGATTTAGTCATAATAAATGTTATTTGAATTCACACTCTACCATAATTTCAGTAAGTGCTGCTAGTAAGTTTATTTCTTGATCAGCAACAAATGCTATTTGGTACTGATATTTAGCGATAACTAACACAGCAGCAGGTATACTTGTTGGAACCATAGCATCGTATAAGTTATCATATATTTTTCTCAATAAGACCGATGGATCATTATCAAGATTAGAAACTACCCATTTACGAACCTCAGAGAAGTTCTTTTGTTTTAAATTTTTTATCAGATCATTAACTGCTACCTCAGAGAATGCTGCTAGTATTCCACTATCAATTTTACCACCAACAGAATATCTCTGACATTCATTTAATACTCTTCTCCAATCAGGAAAGTGTTTGTTTATCAACTCTGCTACAACTTTCTTATCACTCTCTACACCCTCCTTCTCTAGAATATAATTTATCCTAGTAAAAAACTGTGCTGCTATTTTTGGTTTATCTCTCTTGTTAACAGAAAAGTCAATAACGCTGCAGCGTGAATGTAAGGGGCTAATAATCTTGTTCTTATAGTTGCAAGTGAAGACAAATCTACAGTTGGCTGAGAACTCCTCAATAGACGCTCTGAGAAGGAGCTGTACGTCGGAAGTGGTATTGTCTGCTTCGTC